GTCAGTTTCGCCATCGGTTTAAAAATGAGCCACGCGATCGCGGCGGTTTGGGTTTCTTCGGGCGAGTATCATTCGCAGGCGGCGGCAGGTCTTGTGCGATTGGTTGCGGTTGCTCTTTAGTCACTGCCGGAGCGTTTGGTTTTTCGGTTCGTTTTTTCATTCGGAAAGCGATTTTGTCCCATTGCGGCGCTGCAAGCACGAGCGCGGCGAATGCATAAACTCGGCAGTCAAGAGCTTCATTTCGTGCCCCACTGACTTTGTGAAATTCTCGAACCGGAAATCCTTTTACGAATCGAGTGATCAGTTTTTCGGCGCATAACTGGCGAAAAAATTCAGGCTCGCGGCCGACTGGAAAATGGCAATAACCCGGCCCGGGCGTTTCGATCTTCAGTCGATTCATCACGGTCATTTTTGCAGAGTCAACGCCGACGATGTGAACATCGACAGGACGTTTCACTTTCCCTGTGCGCTTGCGATTTGGTGCGCCTATGATTGGCAAGCCTGCACCGCCGCGTCCTTTAATTGCAAACACTCGGTCGCCCTTGTGCCGCTTGGCATAATTGTAAACGGCCTGCGTATTGTGACCACCTGAGTCGATACATGACCAGCCGACAGTCACATCGGATCCGTTTTCGTGCCGCCAAGATTTACGAAGGTAATCTGTCAATTCTGTCCATGGGCTTCCCGCAGTGCCTTCAGGCAAGTCAGGATCGCCATGAACGACATGATAATCAATCGACCAAGATTGTTCGCCTGCGCCCCAAGCTACGACCTCGACCTCAAGTCGATCTGGCTGCGTATCAATTCCAGCAGTGAGCAGCAAACCAAGTCGAGGAACGTCGTGCTCGCTTTGCTTAAACGGCAGTCGGTTCATCAGGTCGCTGTCTCGAATCGTCTCGCCGGATCCTTCCCATGATTCGCCGAGTGACGTGTTCACCCAGACTTGAAGCTTTTCGGGATCGTCTTTGGCCTCGAGAAAATCACGCACGATCTCGGCCAGCCTGCGCCATGGCGAGTATGCTTCCCAAATATGGAAGCCAGCACGACCATCGAACGGAGCCGTTGCTATCCAGCGCCCTCGCTTGACTGCTGAATTTTTCTGAACGTCTCCGTAATAACCATCGCAGTGCGGACATTTAAAAAGCGCCTTGTCTGGATCGCCTGCGGCTGGCGTGTCTTTTGACCACACGACGTTTCCCCATGCAAGCGCGTGTTCAGCTTCGCAAATCGGACACGCAATATGGAATCGGCGCTTGTCGGTTTCTTCAAATGCTGCCTCGATGCGTGAAAAGCCTTTCATCGTCGGCGTTGAAACGGCCAAAATTTTTCGATTCCAAAACGTGCTGGTTCTTTTGATAGCCAAATTAAGCGGGTCGCCTTCTTTGCCTGCGCTGGCCGGGTATCGATCAACCTCATCAGCCAGCACAATACGGATCGGTCTTGACGCCAGTGATGCCGGAGAGTTTGCGCCTGCAATGGTCAGGTGTCCGCCGACGAATGTCTTGTGCAAGATGGTAGATTTTTTGTCGCGTGCTTTCCCGCTGGCAATTCTTTGTCCGATCTCCGGTGTGTCTCGCGCCATCGGATCGAATCGATCTTTGCTCCATGTCTCGCCCATCTCGAGCGTCGGTTGCAACATCAGCATTGGACATGGATCGTAGTCGATGAAATAGCCAACGACGTTGTTTAAAACTTCAGTCTTACCTACCTGTGCCGATGACATGATGATGACGCGCTCGGTGGTCGGATCGTTGACGGCATCCATGATTTCGCGCTGATACTCGGCTCGAATCGTGTCCCATTGCCCAGGCTCGGCACTGGCTTCGCTCGAGAGTTTGCGCGTGCTATCAGCCCACTGTGAAACCTTCCACTTTGGCGGCGGCTTCCATTGTCGTGCTATCTGCCGAAAGAGGCTGGCTAGTGGGTCGTTCATTCATCAGTCTCGATGTCGAGGTCTTGCTCTTCATCTTCATGCCTGCGCGTGCGAATATATTCGCCCGTAATTGCTTCGGGCGAATATTCTGACAGTTCAGTTAGTGCCTGCAAAACGACCGTGTGAATTGCCGATTGCCTTTCCGCAATGGTCATGCCTTCGAGTTGTGCAGCGAGTTTCGTTGGCAAGGCCAGCAGTTTCGCACGAGTGTTTGCAACCATGTCCGACCATACTGCCGCGACAGCTTGAGCCTCGTGTGCGGTTCCTTTGATCAGCGCGGCTTCAACTTCAGCTTTGTCGGCTTTGGCTTTGGTTAGCCGGGCTCGATGCTGAGTGTAACCGTCTTGTTCGCCTTCCGTTCCTGTCCATTGATTCACTTTGCGCTCTTGCAAGTATCGAATGTAATTTCGGATCGATTGCCATAGGTCATAACGACCACGAGCGTGTTTGATGACCACTCCTTCGACCGCAAGTTGCTGCACTCGCACGCCTGTCATGTTGAACAAATCAGCCAGAGTTTCGACATTCGTCGTCGGACTGTCTGCCGCAGGTCTTTTATACGAATCGTTTTTCTCTTCTTGCTGATTGGCCATCTCGAACGCCAATTCGCTTTCCCGACCTGTCAGCGTCTTGCCAGCCTTTAATTTCGCAAGAATGTTTTTGAATTCTGCCTGACGAATTTGTTCAGGCAATGCAACCGATTTCGGATTCTGCGATGGTTCACTCATTTTCGTTTATGACTTTCGTCCAATATGCAAGGCACGCAATTTTTCCAACTCACTCGATGATGCATTCGTCGATAGATTGGGCCCATGTCCACGACTTTAACGCACGACGGAGAATACATGACACTGTAAAACGACTTCACATAAGTGCCGGAATCAAGATAAAGATCCGTCATTCCGCCCTTGTTGCTTTGCGTCTGCTTTTGACAAATGCCGACGTTCGGAATTGTAAAGAAAAGCATTCCTCGACGTGCTCCGCAGGTGTAAACATTAACGTCTTCGTTGATCCTTCCAAAAAATTGAAACGGCTTCGTGGAATCACATACGAACGTGTTCATGGCCTTTCGCCATAGCTTTAACTTCGCAGCCTTGTTGCCATCCTTTCCACCAATGAAGTCGCCATTTTGTGCCATTGCTACCGAGCAAGCATTGCTTGCTTGCAAGAATTCAATCATCAAATCGAAAATTTTGTCCAGTTTTGAAACATTCGATTTATCACAGAAACGATCCAAGTGATCACTGCGATAATTGAAATGCATGTAATCATCATCGAGTTCGATGAAGAAACGAATGCCTAAATTTTTTGCGATTTCAAAACAAGCATTTCGAGCGTAGATAATAGCTCGCCGATCTGCAAAATTGTCGCCTTCGTCAAAAGTTTCAGAGATTGCGACCTTGTCAAACACGTGAACCATATCGCCGTAGCGTTTAACGTATTCGTCTCTTGTCTTGTCTTCGTTGTCGATCAGAATAATCACTCGCCCGGTGTATCCTTGTTTATTCAAAGATCGAAGCGTGTGCAATCTATCAGGTCGCCCATGCGTTAAAATGAAAACCGTGAAATCTTTATTCGTCATCATTTGGATTGTCCTCGGTGTATAAATCTCGAACGCCTTTTGATAACGCAACGAATCCGAGTTCGATTGCTTTGTTGAAATCAATGATAACGAGCGCCGAATTTTCCATCAGCTCTTGCGTAGGTTTTTCAGAGTGCGCATAATATTCTGCGATCCTTTCAAAATTGAAAACCGTGTGACGATGTGCCGCGGCAATTAAAAAACTTTTTTCAGAGTCGAAAAGTTTTGAAGCTTCGATTTCCGAAATGATTTTTTTCGTTTTTGATTCATCAAACAACTCTTCGATTTTTGGCTTGTCTCCTTTCGGTTCGTATTTTGGCGCTTCGACTTTTCGAGTGTAAGAATCATCCGATCCGCCAGACAAATCAGCAAAATCAGCAGCATCGAAACCAGTCAGTGAAATATCGAAGCCTGCTTTGCTCAACGCATCCAATTCCAGCTTGAGCAAAGCGTCGTCCCATCCAGCGTTCAACGCCAGCTTGTTGTCAGCGATCACATACGCTCGACGCTGCATTTCAGAAAGGTGTCCGAGCCTTATGCAAGGCACTTCATCGAGCCCAAGTTTTCGAGCGGCTAAAACTCGACCATGGCCT